GTTCTAACGTATCATTGCCAGGTAAAACAATTACAGATGATGTAAACGAAACATACTATGGTCCTAAAAGAGCGATAGCAAAGAACGTTAGTTTTGAAGAGGTTACATTAGAATTTTATACAAGTGTCAACTATGATGAACGATTATATTTTGAGGCATGGCAAAACTCTATCGTAGACCCTATAACTCACAATGTAGGTTATTATGATGACTATGCTACACCATGTATGATTACGATTACACCATTACATAAATCATTTACAGCAGCCCTTGCTAACTTTGAGCCATCAGGTGACGCAGTAAAAGATAGGGAAACAATACGTAAGAGTTTAGGTGACTCATCTGGTTTCACATCATATCAGGTACAGATGTACGAAGTATGGCCTAAAACTATTGCTTCTACACCATTGTCATATGACGCTCAAAATCAATTAGTAAAAACAAGTGTAACATTTACATATAGAAATTATGCTACATCAGCATGGAACTATTTAAGACAAGGTATGGATGTAGAGAATAGAAGAAACAAAAAAAATAGAGAAGAATATAGATCAAATACTACAGCATTACAAACTAACTTTTTAGATAACTTACCATTTGGTATAGGTAACGAGATAGGTAGAGCAGGTAGACAAGTCTATGAAAAGTTAAGAAGAAATTTGCCTATTGGGCGAGTAACGGGAGGGCGTGTGTTCCCGAAAGGTCTGCCAGACCCTAAAATCATACGTGATATATTATATTAAAGGAGTAAATAATGCTTAATTTTATGAAGACGCCTGAGCATGACTTAATATTGTCAAACGGTGTGAAGGTAAAGTACAGACCATTTTTAGTAAAAGAAGAAAAGATTTTATTGATGTCTGTAGAGAACAATGTAGAACAGGAGATGGTTAATACACTAATCAAAACTGTTCAAACTTGTGTATTGACAGATGGTATTGACGTTACAAAGTTACCAGTTTATGATTTTGAATGGTTATGGTTAAACATAAGATCAAAGTCAATAGGTGAAACTGTACAACTTAAACTAAAATGTCCAGATGATGAAACACAGGTTGTAGATTATGATTTTAATATTGAGAGTGTAAAACCAGACTTTAGTAAAAAGGTGGACACACATATACCTTTTTCAAAAGATTACGGTGTGATAATGAAAGTGCCTACTATAATTGAAGTGTCGGATAAGAAGACTATTATTGACCTTACAGTTAATTTAATGAGGGATTGTATTGCTCAGATTTACAATGGTGATGAAGTGTTTGAAACTTCAGACCTTGAAGCAAAAGAACTTGAGCAGTTTGTTGACAACTTGACTATGCCACAATTCAAAAAACTAAAAGATTTTTTTGAAACGTTGCCTATCATAAGTCACAAAATAAAATACAAGAACCCTAAATCGGGAGTAGAGCATGAGTTATTATTACAAGGGGCTTCTGATTTTTTTCAGTTACCCTCTTACATGAAAGCCTAGAGAGTTTTTATAGGACAAACTTTGCTTTAATGCAATACCATAAATACTCATTAGGTGACCTTGAAGGAATGTTACCATGGGAGAGGGAAATATATGTTGACTTATTGTTACAACATATACGAGAAGAAAACGAGAAGATAAGAGAAAAACAAAGAGGGAGATAATATGAACTTTTTAAAAAATATGTTAACTACAGGTTGGCTAGGTTTTAAATACGGATGCAAATCATTATGGCATTTTATTGAGGTAGAGATACCTGAATTGATGTCTAACTGGAGACTAGTACCAAGACTATTAATGCTTGCTTATGGTTGGGCATTTTTAGATGTAATCAATTGGTTTATGGCACTAGAGAATCCTAACAACGCACAGGCAGGGTTAGTGTCAGTAGTCGTTGGGGCTGGTGCAGGTTGGTTTGCAATATACGTAAACGGTAAACCATCAAAAGTAAAGAATAAAGAATAATGGCAGCACAAGTCGAATCCAAGGTCTTTAAAAAGGCTTCAGCAGAGAACTTTAAGTCGATTCTAAAAAGACAAAAAGAAGATGAATCTGATCCTAAGTTTGCTATATCTGACTCGTTACAAGAGTACCAATCTCAATTAGAGAGGTCTGCTGGTTACACAAGTCAGGCAAAGTTGAATGACGCAGAAATACGACAAGAGATAATCAACTTTGTTATAGACTATTCTGTTGTTGAACTTGACTCTTTGAAAGGTATGGATTTTGATGACGCAAAAACTCAACAACAAACTACAGAAAAAACAATCAACGAGTATGAAGGTCTATTTAAGAAAGGTATTATTTCAGAGGAAGAACTTGCATATATCCAAGAAACTGTAGGTAAAACGAATGCTGAATTAAAAAAAGTATTAGGGTTATCAACTAAATTATCATTATCATTTAGAGATTTTAAGAAAGAATTAAAACCACTTAAACTTGCTAAACGTATAGGTCTTACAAATGTTCCTATTATAGGCAAAAGAATAGAAAGAGCAATTGAGTCTGAAGAAAGAGCAGAGCAAAGAGGTATATCTGCTAAAAGACAATTGCGTAGAAAAGAAACAAAAGGTTCTTTAAAACAAGGCGATAGCACATCAACAGCTGCAGGTACAAAAGGTGGTAGAGAAGATATAGCAAAAAACGCAAGTGCTGGGTCGTTAGGTATGGATCTTATGCCTGATACAAGCGATAGTGGTCTTGCAGATAGTGAAGAGGCAACTGAACAAGAAAGAGAATCAGATAAACAATTTGATACATCATCAGGTTTATTAGAAAAGATTTACGAAGAATCAAAACTTACAAACGAACTATTAGGTGGTAAAAAAGAAGACGATAAAGGTTTCTTTGAGGGCATAGGTAATGCCTTGTTACCACTTGCAGCCTTATCAACATTAGGTGGTACAATTACAGGTGCAATCACAGGACTAGGTAGTACACTTGCAGGCTCAGTAAGAAGTATGTTAGGTCTACCACCAAAGGCACCTAAAGGGCCTGTGGGTACAACACCAAAGAATGTACCTAAAGGCACTACACCAGTAACAAGCACAGGTGCAGATAAAAAAGATTTAAAGACTAAAACAAAAACAGGTTCACTTGTTAAAAACAATCTTAAAAAAGGTGCCAAGGTAGCAGGTAAAGTGGCAGGTGGTGCTGCTAGAGTTGCAGGACGTGTATTCTTACCTCTTGCTGCTGTTATGGGCATGTTTGACGCTGCTAAAGGTGTTGCAGAAGCAGGTGATTTACTTGACAAAGAGGAAGGTGAAGAACTAACATTTAGAGATAAAGCGTCATCAGGTTTTGCTGGGTTCTTATCAGGTTTAACATTAGGATTAGTAGATAAGAAAAAGACTGCTAAGTTTCTTGCAGGCGATAGTGACTCACCATCAATTGCTGATCAACATAATGATTTAGGTCTTGTAAAGAACGATCAAAAGACGCTTGACAAGGTAGAAGAATTAAAGGCAGATAAAATAGAGAAATTAACAATAGGTAATGGTGAGGCTGGTACTACAATTAACAACATTAATAACAGCTCATCTAATACAACAAATAAAACAGAATACGGTTCAACAAACATAGGAACATCAAATCCAGATAGTACAGTTAAAGATCAATCTGTGATGATACCTTAATAAATATTAATATGAAAGCATTTAAAGCACTAACAACACTTATCAACGGCCTGAAGAACAAAGGCAACGTTTTACAAGGTCGTAATATACCATCATTTAGAACGATAGCAAGTAAAGCAGGTGTTATCAATTATAACCCTGGCAATGCAGATTACACATCAACAAGACACTCAATGAGCAATAACTTTTTTGTGTACCCTATAAACCATGAAGACCAAGAGCATTACATGTTATTTGATATTATAGAACGTGTAGCTGAAGAAGGTGGTGCAGGTAATAATAGAAGTGTAGGTAATCAATACTTAACAAAAAGAGCAGATAACCTTAACAAGGTCGTGTACAATGCAAATAGATTTTTTGGTGAAGGTTCTTCTAACATAGGGTTCGGTATACCTACAGGTAAAGGTTCTGCTAGAAATATAAAAAATACAATTGCAATATACATGCCACAAACATTAAAATTCAATATGCAGGCAGACTATGGTGCTGAAGAGGTTGGTATGATAACAGGTGCAATGGCAAAACTAAAAGACGCAGTTAATAGTGGTAAATTCTTTGGGTCAGATTTAGGATCAATTACAGCACAATTAGGTAAGGCTGTATCAGGTGTAGGTGCATTTGCCTCTGGTGGTCTATTGTCAGGTACACAGGCTGCATTGCAACGTAGAACAGGTATTGCCCCAGCAGCCATGCAAGAGATGATATTCAATGGCATAGATTACAGAAATTTTAGTTTTACATTTAAATTTACGCCACGTAGTAGAGAAGAATCAGATGTGGTTAATAAGATATTACATGCTATCAAAGACGCTATGTTGCCTGAAAGATACGGTGACGGTAGTAGTATTGCAGCCTACAAGGTGCCACATGAATTTGTAATTAGATTTATGAAAGGTACAGCAATCAACCCATACATAGATCAAATAGGATTGTGTGCTTGTACAGGTGTTGATATAGATTACGGCTCAGACAAATTTAGTACACACCCTAGTGGTGATCCTGTATCAATAGACGCAACATTAAGTTTTAGAGAACTAGAACTAATGGAAAGAAAACGTTACAACGAATTAAGATTGTCAGCAAGCAACGCACCGTCAGCTGCTGAAACAAAGGGGGTTAGATAATGCCATCATATTTTGAGAACTTTCCTAAAATTTACTATGACGCAGTAGGCAAAGGTGATTACAAGTTAGTCACAAACCTATTAAGACGTGTACAGATTAAAGAAGGATTAAGTGAAACGGCTGCTCTATTTGATCTATATGACATAGGTGGTGAAGACACACCAGAGTCAGTATCAGAGCAGTTTTATGGCGATCAACGATATTACTGGATAATATTATTATTCAACAAAGTCAAAGATAGATTTTATGATTGGCCTTTACCTCAAGCACAGTTTGAGCAATATATAAATGACAAGTACAATGCACCTAATGGCATACATCATTACGAAGTTGCTCAGTCTTCTGGTTCAACATCTTCATTTGACGACTCACATATGATAGAAGTAAACAGCACCGTGTCAGGTGCTACGTCTGTTTCTAATTACGAGTATGAATTACGAATACAAAATAAGAAGGCAAGGATCAAACTAATCAAACCAGAATTTTTAGAACTGATTACACAAGAATTTAAAACCTTGATAGGAGGATAAGATGGCCGATAAGGCAGCTCCCAAATATGATGACCTGAACAACAGATTCCCTGGCGATTTTAGAGCAGGTGAGATAATACTTTACAGTTACGGTGGTTCGCAGTTAGAAATATCAGGTATGACAGCCGTAGTCAACGTCTACCAAGATTTAGATTCAGCATTTTTATCAGGCAACCTCATGTTCATAGATAGCGTAGGTGCAGTTAATAAGTTGCCTATCATAGGTAACGAGTTTTTAGAGTTTAAATTTAGAACACCTATAGACGCAGGTGGTGATGAAGAAATGAACGCCACAAACCACAGATTTCAAGTATATGAAAAACGATCAGTAAGATCAACACAAAACACACAGGCTGTTGCCTTATTCTTTACATCAATCGAATCAATACGAAATGAGCGAATACGTGTATCAAAATCATTAACAGGATCATATGCAGAAATGGTTGACAAGATGGTCAAATCAGACAAATCCTTGCTCAACTCTAAAAAAGACCTATTCATTGACCCTACAAAAGGCGTGTACAAATACACGTTTCCTAATTGCAGACCCGCTGAAGGTGTAAGGCACATGACGTTTATGTCAGAGCCAGTCAATTACAAAACACCTGATTATCTGTTCTATGAAAACAATAGAGGTTTTCATTTTAGATGTTTAGAGTCATTGTATAGAGAGAGTGGTGACACATCACGTAACAGACCATTTGTTGCCTTTATAGACCTATTGTCAGCGTTTAATCCTAACTTTAGTACACCAGACGTAGAGTCAGAGTCGCCTATAACTAAACCATATTCATTTTCATTTAACGACTCATATAACACATTAAAAAATACAAGACGAGGCATGTTCGGTAGTGTGACCTATGCACATGACCTAATAGATAAGAAATTTGTAAAGAGTAAATTGACATACACAAACTACTACGAACAGGCATTACACATAGACGCACCGACAGGTGCTGGTGCAGTATATCAAGGTATCATGCCACCTGGTCCTGCTGACTTTGATGATGACTATACAATAGATGACAAATCATATGGTTCAACAAATAAACACCAGATCAATAGACTACATGCTAGTAAACTGACCAAGGCGTCAAGTGCTGACAATCGTAAGTATATGGATGATTATTTTGCTCGTGTATTTGTTGTACCTGCTACTAGATCAAATCACATTTTTAATAGTGAGGGTACAGATTCAGATCCTAGAATGACAGGTAAACAAAATTTATCAGAAGCAACAAGGGATTACTTCTCAATGAACATAGACGTACCAGGTAACTTTACATACAATGTAGGTGACCTAGTATGGTGTGAAGTGCCATCATATAACGCTGCAGATATGACAACAGACAATAAGGTTATGAGAGAAGACGTAATAGACCCATTTCTTACAGGTCGTTATCTAATATCTAAATTACACCATCAAATTGATATGATAGATCAGAAACACACTACAGCCATGACTGTGGTTAGAAACGTATTTGCCAATGATTTACCAAACGCTGACACATTTAAAGCACAAGCACATTTCAGATCACAACCTATAGATGTAATAGGGTCAGGCGTAGATATATCAACATTAACGCCTATTAAGAACAAATTAGACGGCAAAATACCGTCACCACAGATTAGTAACGTAAATGACATTGCTAAGAAGTTAGGTGTAGATTTGAATAGTACAGACATGAATATCAAGGATGCCGCTAATAAGGCGGTTAATAACGTCCTAAACAGTACTTCCAACAGAGTTTTGATGAACGAACACCTTGCAAAGATTAACAGCACAATACTAGAAAGAAAGACCGTAGTAGAGAAAATCGCAGAAAAAGCCAAGTTAGCACTAGGTGGTATCAATTTATCTAATGTAAACAACATACCACCATCAATGAGAGGTAGTATGCAAGGTAATATCAATAGTTTTGTACAATCCTCAATGGTTGCGTTTAAAAAGAACTTATCTAGTGCTAAGAGTTTCTTTAAGGGATTCTTTTAATGAATAAAACATTGAGCATCCTCAACGCTTATTGCGAAGTAGAAAAATTTTTGCTAGAGGGTATGGCCACATGAGAGGACACAATAGAATAGACCTACAAACAATGTAAGAACGAACTATTACAAACTTACAAAGGACCAAAGACAATTTGAACAATATGAAAGAAATATACACAAAAAGAGCAATGAATATAAGAGGTATCAACGATAGGCCTCTAGTAAGTGCTTCGCACCGCGGCGCCTACGCAATTCATTTAAATACGGATAAATATAAGCAGGTGACCGCTTTAAATACGGCTACTTATGGGAAAAAATAAATGAGTACTACAGATTTTATGGGCAGAGATGGCTTCATCTGGTTTGCAGGTGTTGTTGAAGATAGAGCAGACCCGCTTAAATTAGGTCGAGTAAGAGTAAGATGTCTAGGTTATCACACGGAAGACAAAGAGGCCTTACCTACTGCCGATTTACCTTGGGCACATCCATTACTGCCAATTACTGCCAGTGGCATATCTGGCATTGGGCAAACTCCTCTTGGCCTACTTGAAGGGAGTTGGGTGATTGGCTTCTTTAGGGATGCAGATACTAAACAAGACGCAGTAATACTTGGGAGTTTGCCTGGCAAACCCACTACTACAGGCGCACAGAACTTGGCCGAGGGCCTTGGCTTCAGCGACCCTAATGGTACTTACCCACGTTACGCAGGCGAATCAGATGTCAATAGACTAGCACGGAATGACGCAGACAATCAGAGCATTACACTAGAGGCACGTAAGGCATTTAGAGCGGCCTCTTATACAAATAT